CGCACTTGGATGCGCCGATGGGGGAGATATGGGAAATGGTAGTTGAACATCCGGCAAAGAGTTTTTATATCTCGCCGGCACGTATATTAGAAATAATCTTTAATTGGCATGACAGAAAATGAGTAAAGAACAAACATCGCCTTTGGCTCCGCAGTCGGAAGCTCAGGCAAGTCCTATTCCGGGTATGTCTCTGCAGGACTACACGGCCAACCTGCGCAAGACAACGCAGGCAACAAGAGACATGAACGCGCAAGAGGCAGAGTACTGCCGGCAGAACATTGCCGAGTTGGAGAATCCCGAACTAGACAAGTTGCAGTTACCTATCTTGGTGCACAACTTTATTCTGCTAGCGCCTAAGTATCGCTTTGACGTTCTGGATAGCATCGAGCTACTACTGCGTGAGGTGGTCCGGAGTGCAAGAGTATTCAGCAAGGAGCGCACGGCGGCGGTCAAAGTAATTAACGATATTAAGGAAGTGAAAAAGCTCGACAAGGATCCGGACTATCCGCAAGTGGATATATCGCAGTTCCTGACTGCTTATTTCCATTTCATGTTTATCGGTAAGCACGAGGACAACCATGAGCAGCGCACGGCATTGAAGCATATACGCGAGTACATGATAGACAAACTGAAAGTCGTATTGTCACACAAGGAAAAGGTAGTAAGTAACTGCGACGAGATCCTGAGCAAGAAGCTAGCCGGTGAATAATGACCGATTGGGACTTTGACGATATAAAATCAATCAAAAGGGAGAACGCACGGCGACACAAAGAGAATGACAAGCCGTATAATCCCTGGGTGGGTACGGAGTATTGCAAAGAGATACAACGTACTCCCATTGAGATTGTCGATGCGCCATTCCGGGTAATGAACATACCTGTTGAAATGCGCAATGAGAAAGTCATTAAGGTCATAGAGAAAGCCGGTTGGAAATTGGAGAAAGCCGGTGCAGCGCTTTTTGGTGGCAAGCCGTCCGAGAAAAAGACTCTCGATGTGTGGCGGTGGTTCTGTAAAACGCGGTGCCGGTATGATATAGAGTTTTGGCTATGCACGCAGATCACCATTGAGCATAAGCTGAGCCTTACCAAGATACCTTTCGTTCTTAATCGCGCGCAACGTAGGTATCTGAGTAGGTTGGAACGGCTGCGCAAAAAGGGTGTTCCCATCTTCATTATCCTACTGAAAGCGCGTCAATGGGGTGGATCTACACTCACGCAGTTCTATCTGGTATGGATACAGATGTTCCATAAAAAGAATTGGAATAGTGTCATTGCAGCCGATACGGACGACCATGCGCTAAACGTGCAGGCTATGTTTCAGAACGCCCTGGACGAGTACGACACGTTTATTACGGATGGAAAGCATATTAAGTTCTCTCCGTACAAGGGCATGAAGTCCACACGACAGATAGAAGGTCGTGGCGCACGTATCACCATTGGTTCGGTGCAGCACCCGGAGTTTATCCGTTCCGCTAACGTAGCCATGGCGCACCTGACTGAGGTCGGTGTATGGCCAACAACGCCTAAGCATGACCCGCAATCACTTGCACAGGCTATATCCGGTACAATCGTGCGCAAGGAGTATCGTGTAAAGGTCTTGGAGAGTACCGCAAAAGGAGTAGGAAACTTCTTCCACCGCACATGGCTAAAGGCTATGCGAGGAGAAAACGAGTATGAACCTATCTTTGTAGCCTGGTATGAAATAGACTTCTACCAAACGGATATAGCCGACTATGACTACTTCATCCGGTCCATGTCGGAGTATCACAAATACCTGTTCCGTCTCGGTGCCACCTTGGAAGCTATTGCATATTATAAGATGCTGCAAGAGGGTGAGTATGCGGACAACGAGAAAGGTCTAAAGGAGGAGTTTCCGTCAACCTGGCAAGAGGCTTTCCAATCTACCGGCCGCAACTTCTATCCTGCAGAGTACGTCGAGGAACTGCGCAAGGGAGTGGAGGAACCGCGTATTATCGGTGACATTGTAGGCCGTGTCAATATACGCGACGTTGCCGGTAGGGAAGACGTAGAGGACAAGTCCGGAGTATTCGATAACCTGCAGATCGTTCCGGAGAGCACCGGTCTGCTGAGTGTATGGCGCGACAAGGACAAGCGCCCGCCTATGCGCGACCGCTATTTGGTTGTTGTCGATATCGGTGGACGCAGCAAGAACGCCGACTTTAGTGTTATATGTGTGTTCGACCGCTATTGGATGCACGACGGGCAGGGTGTTCCGGAAGTCGTTGCTGAATGGCGCGGGCATATAGATTGGGATTTGCTCGGTTGGAAAGCCGCACAGATAGCATCTTACTATGACAATGCGCTGTTAGTAGTCGAGAGCAATACGCTTGAAATGAAAGGCCATGAGGGAAATCACTTCAACACGTTGCTATCGGAGATTGCGCAGACCTATCCTAATCTGTATCGCCGTACTAAAGATGAGCAACTTGTCAAAGGCGGCACAATCCGCTACGGATTCCAAACCAATAGTGTAACTAAGCCTATGGTCTGCGACTATGAGTTGTGGGCGCTGCGTGAGGGTATGTACGTAGAGCGTAGCGAGATAGCAGTCAATGAGCATAGCGTATTCGAAGTAAAGGACAACGGCGAACTAGGAGCGGTTGAGGGCAACCACGATGACTGTCATATAACCAGAGCCATTGGCAATTACTTCAACTATAAGTTAATGCCGGCACCGAAGTTTGTTAAACTCAATAACAAGCCTCAGCCGGAACATAGAATAGCCGGAGAAATGACAATCACCGGATAATCATTTTAATTTGTAACTATATGAAGAATCTCAGACAGGTCCTCTCTGAACGTAGGGAGGAACGCAAGCAGGCGCTTGCACGTTTTGTTGAGTGCCGGGAGTACGGCACCAATCCGTTACATTGTCACCCGGACGTTGGTCGTGACATTATGCAGATGTTCGTATGGCGTATGCGTGTATGGAACGGCAAGATAGAAGCCGGCGAAGCGCACAACCAGGAGCGCGTAAAAGAAATAAGACGCATCCAATCTATGTTGGGGCGTCCTATTTTCCGCAGCCGTTTTATCAATGCTATAGATACGCTATTGCATGGCTACGAATTTGCTCTGCAGGGTGGCCTTATCGGTCATGGTAATGTAGTGTCCTATGGTGGCGGTCAGGTTCAGACCGAAGATAGCTTTGACGAGTCAGTACCGGCACAAAGGGCGTACACGGAAGTAAAGCAACTCCGGGCGGATGCTATTCGTTTTCCGCTTCTTTGGTTTTATTGCTTTGTTTTGCGTTGTGGTGCGCTGCCACCTGAGCGTCGCGCTTGCTCATCTCCTCTGCGTCGTTGAATTGCTTTTGTGATCCAAGATAGCGGTCTGCTAGTAGAATGAGTGTAACATCGGACTCGTCGTCCTGTTCCTCGTCGCGTACCAGGTGCTTGAGCATGTTAGGTAAGGCTTTTACCTTTAGGTCGATAGGGATAGACTTGCGCGCTTTCTTGATATCGTCCAGCCAATCCGCACAGATAAGCGACACTTTCTCGTCGATTGATTCGGTCTTAGCGCGTTCTGCGTTGTCCGGACGGCCGGCACGTTTACGACCACGGAGGTCTGTAGGGATTCCGTCAGGCTCAGCCGCAATGCCGGTTGGCTTACGCTTCTTGACTTGCTTAGCCGGAGCAGCCACGGCGGTCTCTTTAGTAGAGGCTGCCGTGGCTTTTTTTTTCTTATCTGCTACTTTCCTAACCATAGTTTGTTTGCATTAAGTAACTCTTTGACATCTTCCGTGGTCGGGTTCGTCTTCTTGTTATCGATAAGTCTCTTTGTATCCAGGTAGGTTTTGTACTCTTGTGAGTTGCGTACCTGACGATATCTGTCCTTGTCGTTCTTTTGGTAGTCGTCCAAGTTGCGCTTGAACTCCTGCAGACGGCCGTTCAGAAGTGAGTATTGTTGTATGTATGCGCGTTCCGGTGTGTATGCGTTGTAGAACTTACGTACAAACGGCCACTTATCCGGTCCGGTCGGTGTGCCGGTAGCTGCGTCGTATATAGCCTCGCTTATTGTAGCTAGCATATCAACGCCGGCCGGCATGTAACCTTCTACTACGTGTTCAACAGAGCTAGCCGATACGTCGAACAACCAACTGCGCCATGCCGGATCAGAACTCTTGTAACGGGTGTTCATGTCTCCACCGACTCCTTCATAGATGGTTTGTGTCAACCATTTATAGATAGGTAGCGTGTGCTCTTTCGATGTGAGTATATCTTTTGTTCCCTCTTGTGCTTTGGTGAACGGCTCTCTGTTGATAGTCGCTCCACGGAAGTCACGATTGAAGAACACGTCTGCAACCGGTGATATCGGCGACGGCATTACGCCTTGCAGCAATCCCTCCCAAGTGAATACAGGACGGCCCTTTCTATTATCCCATTCCGTACCATTGCCGAGCACGTTCAGGTAGTTAGGCAGTAACTCTTGCGTTGCAAAGGTGGCGGTGTTGTACGTTGCCTCTCCGAAGCTCTTGTTATTCTGCAGCCACTTAGCGGCATTGACACCGGCTGCAAAGTACATACGCATAAAGTGTGCAGTCGGTATGCGTATCTTACCCAGAACAAAGTTACTCTGTCGCGTGTAATCGCTTGCCCATATCTCGTCGTCCGGATCATCCGGATTAAGGAACTGATTGAGCATACCCATTGCCATATATGAAGCGGCTACGATAGAGTAGGCTAGCGGCATCTTCTTGAACGCCCGGAAGAACTTAATGTTACCATTGAGCGTTGCGCGGAAGAAACTGAACCATGACATCCATCCGCTATCTGCCACCTCACCGGCGCGGTCGAAGTTGGTAGTAAGCTCTTTGCTCAGATAGGCTGCATCGTTTACTCCTATACCGGCTTGTCGTGCGGACACATATCCGGCAAAGCGGACTGCCGTCTCGCTGACCTCTGTCAGCATGGAGAATACTCCTACTGCGGCTTTCATGCCTTTGCGGAAATCGCTCTCATTGACCATTGCGTCAAAGTCATTGCGCAGGGTCTTCAGGTCTTGCATGTAACTGAATCCTGTAGCTGCACCGGCGCGGAAATACTCTCTCAGGTAGTCACCTAGTTCGGAGTTTTGGAATTTCTCCTGGTCTAGTACCTTGTCATTGAAAGCATATTCCCATACGGCCGGTTGGATGGCTTTGAAGTTCTTAATGAATGGTTTGAGCAGTTCCGGGTGCTCAGCTGCCAAAGTAGCTACTGCAACCTGGTAGTCACGCGCAAAGTTACTTGCGGCAAACTCCGGGTTGAACTGCGTCAGTACTGCGGACATGAAGCGTGTCGCGTTACGCATACGGCTGGACGTGTTGAATAGTTCTTCCTGGTGTTGCTTGAACTTCTTATTGATTGCGTTTGCTAACTTCTCGTCTTGCAACTCAATAACGTATTCTTGGCCATCACGTACTACACGTACCTCGTGTTGCTTCTTCTCATCGCTAGTGCGCTGCGTGATATGCGTATTGGTAGCGTGCCATGCAACGCGCATACGCTTCTCCATGTCCTCGATAGTCTTTTCTATCTGAGCAACCTTAGCTTTGTATGCAGTATCTAACTGCGGACCTAACTCGCCACGTGCCGAGCGCTCCATGTATGCGCGATTGACTTTCGTCAGCTCTTTGCGCTTCTGCCGGATTATATCTTTAATCTCGCGGTCGTGCTCTATGTCCTCGCTAGTCGGAGCAGTATAAGACACTTCCATCATAGGATTGCCGTCTGCATCTAACTTGACATTGCCTTTCTCGTCGAGTACATTCATAATCCAATACTTCTTCACACGGAAAGCGCCGGTCTTTAGTCCAATGTTCTCGTTATCGAGACAGAACTGCAGGAACTTCTGCTTTATCTTGTTGTTCTCGCTCGATACAATAGACGAAGCGTCGATAGACATGATATACGCAAACGGATCAGAAGCCAAGGACTGACGGCCACGTGCTTTGACCAATGCGGCGTTGTACGGGTCGTTTCCTCGTTTGCCTACCGGCTCATATTCCGATACAAGTCCGCTTTCGTCACGTTCACGCCATCCACGTTGCGGTACATAGAACTCGCGCTGATAGAACTGCGTGTGTGTATCTTCGGATATGCGTCCGGATTCAAAGTCGTAGTTGAGTGCAAAGTGTGTAGCGCTGTTAATCAGTCGCCACAACTCGTCCAACTCTTTGCGAGGTATAGCCGATTCAACCATCTTGATTATATCCTCGTGCGATACGCCCAGGTTATTGCGGAAACCTGCAGCACCACGATCCGGCAAACCTTTGTCTATAGCCTCAGCGCAGTCTTTAGCCTGACAATATACGCCGATTATCTCGCGCGGGGTCAGTTGCTTGCCGTTGAGACTAGTGCCGGTACCCGGAACGTCCATGTTATGCCAGGATATATGTATGTCGTCCAAGCGGCCCTTGCCGGTCTTCTCGTCTGGTGCAATTATCTTAGCTATCTGACGTGCCAAAGGACGAATGATACTGCGGATCATGTGGTCGGTGGCGTCTGTGACGCGGCCGGTTGCAAGGAACGTGTCTGTGTAGGCGTTGCTATCGTTGGTTATCTTAGCTCCGCGTGCAATCATCCAATCTTGGAAGTTCTCGATAGGCTTTGCGGCATCTAGCAGGGCACGCACAAGGGTATTCTTTTTAAGATACTTTGACGTTGCGTCTGCCTGGTTGTTTATCTCAGCCGTGTATTCCTCTACCAATCTCGCGTCTCGCATCAGGTCGTAATACGCACGGAGACGTGTAGCAAACTCATACGGCGTTTCTCCGTCCTCCGGAGTAGGACGTACACCCGGCACAAATGCCGGCGTTTCGGTCTTCTTCTGTTTGCGTTCTTCCTTAACAGGTTCAACAGTTGCAGGCTCTGCAGTAGGAGCAGAGTAGGTTCCGGCTTGCAGTTGCTTGCGGAATCTGTCGCGTTGGTCTTCCCATTCAAACAGACGCTTCTCGTAGCTCTCCAATGTCTCGCCGTTCATGTACTGCGGACGCGGGTGAGCTATGTTCCAATCGGATATAGCCTTGGCTTTCTCCGGGGAGAATCCGCTAATCATGGATTCGACACGTGTATCTCCGGACAAGTCACCCAAATCTGTACCCGACAAAAGGTCGTACAATACCCGGTCTGCTACTTCCTCTGCAGATGTAAACGTCTTTATGCCGAACAGGTTCGTGCCTACCCACTTCCAAAAATCGGATAGCGCCTTGCGCACACGGCGTATTAACTGAGTGGCACGGCCTATTTGCTCTGCAGATCCGGACTGACCGGCTTCGTGGAGCAGTTCGGCGGCAGCTTCTTCCATGCGTGCAGCGCCACGGCTACCGCTATAGCGTGCTATAGCCTCGGAACATATAGCGTCGTCGGTCGTTAGTCCGGAGTAGTTCTTGTCGTTTACAACTTCATCCCACATTGACGTGTCTTTGAAGATGTCAACGATAGACTGCCAACCCTCGCGGTTGTTCCGCATCATCGCCTTTGCCCAAAGGTGGGTGTACTCATGTATAGGAGTGTTCGGATTGATACCCGCTTTGGTCAAATAAATGCGGTCACCTACTGACCAACCGTACAACGTGCCGTTTTGCGTCAGCAGTAACTCTCTTTTTTGTGGTTCTATGTCCGTTTTAGTAAGTTCTTGCCCATTTCTGATAGAAAAATCAATTTTTTTTCCAAAAAATTTGGTGGTTACAAATTTTTGTAGTAATTTTGCAACGTCTCCTGATGATGCAGGCATTGAGGCCGAGCTAGTTACAAAAGCATCATCAAGGAGCTTTTTTTGTGCGGTTACCTCATGTAAATAGAATCTATTTTCCTTTTCGTTTTGACGAATGATAACTACACATATATATCTTTCATCTCCAATTAGTATAGGAGCCGCAATAACTGCAGTATTGTAACCTCTGTCTTTATGGTTGTTGTCAATCTCTAAAACATAACCATTCTCAATAACTTCTTTTACGGCAGCAAAGGCAGCAGCTTTGTTTCTTCCGATTCCATGCGAGAAGCTATCTTTTACTCCACGGTTATCAAGAACAACATCTCCGAATGTTGCAGAATGAGCCTTATTCCCGATTTTTTCAAAGTATTCAACGACTTGCTCCTTGAATGCTTTCCCTTCTACTTTCAAAAATTCTTTTCCTGATAATTTTGAAACAGGTTCGCCGTTGACGAGAAAGTTTGATATTAGTGTATCTTTTGCTTCTTCGTCGGTAGCCATGAATACTTCCAAATCGGTGTTGTCGTTCAATGCCTCAATGACTGCATCGGTAGCAAGTTGCTGTGCTTCGGTCATTTGGTCGGTAGAGTAGGCCGGTAGTTCGTATATCTGTGCCTCCGGTTCTTCTCCGGTCTCGTCCTCGTCTTCTTGTTGGACAAGCTCTACATCCTTACCGCTACCCTTGCCGGCATACTTAGCTTCTTTCGCTTCCATTTCGGCTTTCATCTTCTCGGTGTACTCGTCCACCTTAGCCTGTGCAGCCTCTAGTTCGGCGGTGTTTTCGAACGGCTTGCCGATACGACTTGCAATAAGTTCGTTCTCTTTGGTCATGCGTTCGATAGCAGCCTCAGCATAGCGCACCTGGTCGCGTGCGTCTTTGCCGGATAGATAGCGGGTAACAATGTTCTCAACCAACTTGTCGAGTGCCAAAGTCTCGGACGGAAGCATTTCCATGCCCAATGTGTCGGATCCGTATGCTACGTTCTTCTTAATGGAAATAATCTTATTGCCGTCTTTGTAGCTAACCTCTCGTTTGAGTTTGACGTCCACTTGGAATTGTACGCCATTGAAAGCAACCGGCAGATTGATTATTTCTTCGTCGGCATACGAATCATGGCGCATAGCGTCTGAACGTTCCTGTATGGTCTTGTTAGCTGCCTTGATAGCCTCGCGCAGTTCATCCGGAGTGCGTGCAATAGTTCCGTTTATGTTGTACTCCTTAACTTCTCCGTCCGGGAATAGTTCCTGCAGGCGGTCTGCAAGAGCTTTCTGCGTCTCCATGCGGCGTTGTTGGAACTTGATACTGCCTCCGTTGGATTTCAGTTTGTCGGCCATCACTATCTGCTCCATGTTGTGTTGCTGCAGACGTGACTGCCATTTGCGCAGGTCGCGCTCTGCTTGCGATTTAAGCAGGGCGTACTGCGATCCGGACAGAACGGCAACAGGATTGTCGAAGATACCTTCTTCTACGTCCTCCATTACGCGGTTGTCAAGATTGTTATCCACAAGGCTCTTGCCATTCATGATAGAATCAATAAAGCTGGCTTTGGTCTTCAGACGTTGATACGACGTTACGTCGAGTGAATCTTCCACACCAAAACGGAGCACACGGATAGGTATTCCCCATTCCTTGTGCATATTCCCTTGGCGTATGATACGACCATTACGCTGCGTGTAGTCCATCGGTCGGTCCGGTGCGTCCATGTGAATGGCCGTGTGTAAACGTGTTTGTATGTTTACACCGGTACCAAGTGTATAGGTACTACCCATGATAACACGTATATCACCCTCGCGGACTGCATCAAATATCTTTTGCTTAGCCGTATCGGTCATGCCCTGGCGTATGATAGCTATCTGTGTAGCCGGTACTCCGTTCTTGATTAACTTGCTCTTGATATCCTCAAACAAGTTAAATCCGGAGATCTTGTTTTGATAACTATCACAGAATATAGCAACCGTACCTTTGTACTTTTTGGTTTCATTGAGAGAGCGCAATGTTTCCTCTACTGCTTTGTTGGTTTTTGATAGAGGCTCATCTACTGCGTCGTTCTCTACCAAGCGCGTGTCTATTGCAGCGCGTTTGGCTATGCCGTACATGTTCAAAGGTATGTAGCTAAACTGCTTCTTCTCTTTGCCGGACATTTGTTCAAAGCGTTCCAACTCCTTGCGCACATAAGCCATTATGTCAATCAGCGACGGAGATTGTGGCAGGTATATGTCTTGTGCCTTTCCTCCCTCCAACTCCGGCACTTTGTCAGTTACTGCACCGGCTTCTCTCGTTAGTACGCAGTCGGCACAGGTCAACCACATACGCATCAGCTCCGGAACGTTTCCGTACTGAGCAAATCGGTTGTTGGTTTTGAACTTACCGCTAGTAGTAAACTCCAGCATTTCCGTGATACGGCCAAAGTTATGTACAAAGTCATCGAAGTAGTATATGTCGTTTTCCATCATTACCTCTTTAGGCAAAAGGTATTTCATGAAAGTCCATATCTCTGCAGCGGTGTTACTGATAGGTGTTCCGGTAGCAAAGACTACGTTACGATGTCCGGCACGTTCGTACACGGCCTGCAGTTTAAGGTATAACTGCGCTGCACGTTTGGAGTAACTCGGGTCTATACCTTTGACTCCGCGCGTCATCATGGTCGAGAATCCAAGGTGCTTGTACATGTGTGCCTCGTCCACAAGGAGTGCATCAATGCCCATTGAGTCGAAGTCTTCCACATCGTCCGTATCGCGGTCAACCATTTCTTCTGTACTTGCGGCGGTGTTTTCTCTTATCTTTGCATCGTTCTTGCCGTCTCTTTTCTTCTTGCTTCCGCTACCACTCAGGTTGCCGTTGATAAGGTCGTTTTCAAGGCTGTCCAAGTCTCTCTCCAGGTCGCCGGTGTCAATACCGGCAGCCTTAGCGGCCTCAATAGCATGAATCTTTTCGTCTATTTTCTCTTGGATAAAGTCATAAACACGCGACTCATTGTCCGGTATGCGGTCGAGGACTGTTTGCGGCACAATGATTAGATCCCAATCGTTATACTTTATCTTTGCATAGAACTCTCGACGGCCTGCTGCGGTCTTGTCCGCTTCATCTATACTTAGAATCTTAGCGTCCGGATACAGATCTTTAGCGTCTGAAACAAACTGCTTGGTGGTAGAGTTCTGTACAACGATCATCGGCTTTTTGGCGGTACCGAGACGGCGCATTTCCATTGCAATACTGATAAGAGATATTGTCTTACCTGTACCGACTTCATGCGCAAGCATGATAGGTTGCATAGTACCGCGCACTACTGCCTGTTGTTGGTGCGGATAGAGCGTGTATTTGGGGTTTTGTCCGGGTAGGTGTGGTGATAGGAACTCCTTGTCGATACTCAGCATCGGCACGATTGCATTGAACCGGTCGTTGTATATCTTCTGTATGCGCTCTGCAAGTTCGTTGTCTTGCTGCATCTTGCCGCGTGCCCACTCAACAAAATGGTCTTTGAGTTGACCTATCTTGTCGTTACATGCAGCCGTAGCGTCCTTGTCGGTGATAGTCTCCGTAGAGCCGTCATAGTGCTTTTCTACCTTTTGCACGGCCATAGGCTTGTTATTCATGGCGGCTATCATCAACTCGTGGCCGTATATCTGCTTGGATAGTTTTTCGCTATATACACCTTCTTGGCGGTTCAACTCATTGCGTAGAGTAGGATTGTACGTTTTGTCGTCCATCTTCCATGCACTACCTATGTGTGCCAATTTAAGGCCCGTCACATCGAACTTCTCTTTGAGGTAGGATTCGTATATTTCCATAGGGATCCATGTCGAACCTAGATTGAACTCAATCAGGTGTGCCGGTATATCCATAGGAATGACCTTCTGCAGTTCCTCGATATTGATATCATACTCGCCGTTCTCGTTGTGAGAGCGTGCGTATTCCAATTTCTCGCGGACATTGCCGGTCAGATATTCGTGAGACACAAGTATATTGCCGGACTCCGGATCACGGAATCCCAGACGAGACTCTATTATCTCGCGTTCTGTATCCTCTTTGCTCTTGCCTAACCACTCAGCTATTTGGTCCGGACGTATGTTTCCATACTTCTGCACGGACAGAATGACACCATCGCGGGTATTCTCCGGGTGTGGCTCTGCCTGTACACCTACTACACGTTTGGAGAACAGGTCAGTCTTGGAGACGTCGAGTTGTTTCTTGCCGGATTGTGTTATAGTCTCTCTTACTTTCTCAATGGCTGCGGTGCTTGCCCATTGCACGTCATTCTTGCGTATGAACGAGAGCGAGACGTTACCATTAAGGTGGCCGTACTTCTTAACAAAGTCATCATATACGCGGTTGAGGTTCTTCATGGCCGGCTTGATTGCCTCGTCATCGGAAGTCTGTGTTTGTACTTCGAGCAGGTCTGCAATAGCTTTCTTCAGGTTGTTGTAGTCCTTAACGGCTTCGGCCTTGCTATGTCCTTTGACCTTTAGGTCGTTCAGTCCTTCTACCGGCACTAACTCACCATGCTGCACGCGGCATATCTCGTCCTTGCTATTGAGAGCAATAGCGCCATACGGAAGATTACCGGTGTACTCTTCATGTTCTCCGGTTGTCTGTTGTTGTGTAGTCGGAGCAGATGTTTTCTCTGTATTGAGTGTTTGAGTCCACTCGGAGAGTCGTTCAGCCTGATTTATGCCGGGAGCAGGGTAGCAACCTTTAGACGTTTCGCGGTAGGTCTCTCCGTGCTCAAAGCCAAAAGCCATTGCACCGCCCATGTTCTCCGGGTGTTCTACAAAGTACTTGTTGTATGTAAGCGGGAGCATTTCCGTGATATACTCGTTAGAGCCTTTCTTCTTCTTGTCTGTTTCATGCTCAACTACACGTTCGGTAGCCACATCGAGCACGTCGATAGCGTGCGAGTCCTTTTTGTTGTTCACACGTTTACGTACTACAATGATATCAGACGTTGCATTGGTTCCTCCAAACGTCTCGCGGTTGAGACGGAAAGCACCGATTACGTCTGCCTCTCCCTCATTAACGAGCCACTTGCGCAGGTCTTTGCTATTATCAAGCGTACCGGACGAGGAAATAAAGATACCCAAACCACCTTGGCGCAGTTTGCGCACGTTCTTAGCAATACAGAAGTCATGTATGTTGTGGAAACGGCGGCTAAGGTCCTTTTCTTTCTTATCAAACACACGGAGACCGGTCACAAACGGCACGTTCGTGATCACAAGGTCTTGTGAGTTGTTTGGAATATCCACGTCTTGGAAACCCTCTGCGTATATCTTAGCGTCCGGATAGAGTTGCTCCAATATGCCTGCGGTGATAGCATCTATCTCCACGGCCTGTATGTTGCTCCGGTCGCTGATGGACTGCGGCATTTGTGCAAGTATATTACCAATGCCGGCACTACCCTCTAAGATATTACCGCCACGGAATCCAAGCTTGCGTGCTACATTCCAAAGCTCGTTAATGATATCAGCCGGAGTATAGTACGCAGAGTTACGAGACAACTGCGCTGCCTGTAACTCCTCGTCCGTCAACAGTTCTTTGAGTATTTGGTACGGAGATTTATCGTCTATCGAAGACGAATAGTATGTTGTACCCGGTTCTCCCTTGAAGTACTCGCCAAGTCCTCCCCAACCGGTAAACTTAGCTAGCACACGTTGTTCTGCCGGTGTAGCTTGTCTGCCCTCGTCCTGTAGTTGTTTGAGCAGACGTATTGCAGCGATATTGGCTTCATATCGCGCTTTGTTAGTGGTTGGCGCCGGGTCATTAGGATTGTAGCGGAAGTTGCGCGTGTTCTTGCGCTCGTTCTCTGCTACCGGAGTTTCTTCTACTTGTTGCCCTGCAGGCTCCAAAACAGATTCTCCGCTTCGCTCTCCGTCATGCACCCGATGTTGTTCACTACCCGAATCCACTCGTCCGGACTCAGATCCTTCATCAGTTTGTTGTTGGCTTCCTCCCAACGTTCCATTCTGGTCTGCAGGTTGTCCGTTTGATTCGGCTTTAGCGGAGCTACTTTCTCGCTCCCCATCATTTCGAACTTCGGTGTTTCCATTGTTGTCTGTATTTAGTGGTTCTATGTCATCCCAATCTGCAATCTCGGTAATGTATGCAGTACCGAAAGAATTAAGAATAGGACGGCCGTCTTTCTCAAAATCTACTATCTCCACTATTTCCGGCGTGCGTTTAGTGGATGCTTTGCTCCGGAAGATAACCTTATCGCCAACCTTATATCCGTGGTGCAGGTCCTCTACCGGTTCAGTCTGTTCAGCCAAAGGCGGGTTCACGTCTTCTTGCTGATTGCCATCGTTGATAATATCAGCAACATCAGCAAAGAGGTCCAATACTTGCTGACCATCGTCGATAGCGTTCTTGCCGGTCTTCTTCTTGCGGGTTTTCTGCTTGCGCTCATTAGCCTGTGCTACTACGTCGCTAAGCATTGCGTCGGCCGGTAATTCGGTAGCCGGAGCTTGCTCTGTCTTTGCCGGTTGTTGCGGCAGGTATTCTTTAGCGTAGTAGCGGATGTCTCTCAGTAGCGCTTCATACGTCATTGCAAAGCCGTCTTTCGTTTGACTGTAGTTCTGATTGGATATCAGATAACGGCTCATTCCTTTGTTTGTCGTATCTTCTACTCGCCACATCAGGCCATCAACTACCAAATCATCTTCCGATCCTTGCGGGTTATAAATGGCACGCCAACTTTCATTAGGCGCAAGGTCTATTGTAAGATACAACTCTTTTCCGTCCTCGCTAAGCGGTAAACGGAAAGATATATCACCTCCTCGCGGTGCTATGTTAGCGCTTGCTATGGTCTTTTTTGGATGATCTAACTTAACACCCAGGTCGGCTGCAAGCTGCTTTGCCAATCTGTCAATGTCTTTGAGAGCTTTAGCCTCTGCAGTTTTCATGTAGCCGTAGCTTTCATGGAACTTGCTCGGGTCGCTTGTGTCGGCCTCGTAGTAACCAAGAACTGCCAACTGCTTATTGACTTGCTCAATGGCATTATCAATCTTGTCAATAGCCTCTTGGTGTTTCTCTACGTCTTTTTCGGTTGGCTCACTCTCCGGAGTGACTATCTCTGCTCCTTGCTCATCTTCTGATCCAGCATTTGGTTCAGTTGGTTCGATAGTCGCTGCCTCTGCTGCAGTAGCTTCTGCCGTGCTGATAACAGCTTCTGTATCTGCACTTGTTTGTTCAGTTGTGGTTTGTTCATCGCTTATGTTATTAAAACGTGTTGCTTCCTCAATGCTATTAAAGACAAATCCCTTAACGAAAGAGCTATAATAGCCGTTGTTATCTTTGGCACGGCGTTTGAGTGTTTTGAACTCGTCGTTGCCTACGCGCTCCAATGGCTTTACAACATATATCGTTGCACCGGTCTTGGTGTGCTTGGACTCCGTTACCTCACCAATAGTATCTGTGACTACCTGTGTAGGTTGTTGCTCTGTCTGCTCCGGTTCTGTCGGCTCAGGTGCTTGCTCTTGGTATGGCTCGCCAGGAGTAACTAACTCAGTCACGCCACGCTTGACAAGTCCTTTTGCTTTCTTCGGATCTTCCAATTGGTCGCAAATTGCTACACGTTTGCCGGCACGAACCAACATCGGTAGGTATTTGTCTAGGTCATAAAACTTAAAACCTGCCATTGGAGTCTGTGGACCGAGCTTATTGCTATGAGTTAGAGTAATGCCTAGTATCTTGCTAATTTCCTCTGCATCCTTATTGTATGCCTCATAGAAGTCGCCTACTCGGAATATTAGAGTTGCGTCCGGATATTCTTCCTTGATTTTGTTGAAACGATTTAACTCGTCCGCACTCGGTTGGTCCAATGTGGGTCGTTCCGGTTGTTCTTCGGCCTGGCCTTGCACTTCCGGCATTACGCCACGATAGTACCATTTGCCATCAGTCTTTTCAAAGGTCTTGTATAGCGGTTTGCCGTCTTTGTCATGTGAATACGGCTCTTGCGCTTGGAAATACTTACCATTGTCTGTAGTAGGTGTTCCGTCACCGCGCAAGGTGTCTATGATATCCTCGACAACCTCTTGTCCTTCTGCAGGGCGCAAGTCGCCGGCTGCGTTCCAATCGTCCATGTTATAGACGTGGTCCATATATGGCTCTTGCGTTTGTTCTTCTTCTGCCGGTTGTTCGTTAGCTGGGAAGATGCCATTTGTCTCTAACTCATGATTAAACGTATCAACACTTACACTCGTTTGTCGTTGTCGTTTCCCGTCGGCTTCTGTAATGGTCAAATCATAATACATTTTGCCGTCAGACTTGCTCTTAGAGACATCATCAATGTGAATGTCCTGACCACTTACGTCTTTGTAGTCGCGGACTTCCGGCATATTGCGCTCTTTGAAATCAAAGTTATCAACGTCAAAGTCATCAACTACGCTCTGTCCGTCCATTTGTCCGGCATACGCCGTCATTTCCGGATTATAGCGTGCGGCCATGTAGAACGATTTAAGATAAGGACGTATGGTGTCGCCGATATGCTCGACCATCTTTTGACAATAGTCTGCAAACTTGTGCGCACCTCCCTCGATATAGTACATAGCGAGACGTGTTCCGAGAGTCATTATCTTAGCGCTGCGCTCAGCGTCTTTCATCGGGTCTGCTACTATACCGATATTCTTTGTCTCGTCAATCAGCTCTTTCAGTTGCGCCGCAATGTCTTGTGCTTGCGCCGTGGTGACAATCTTATTCTTGCTACCAAACTCGCCACTCTTGGTAGTTGTATTCTTCTTGGTAGTCTTCTTCGATTGTCTAGGACCTTGTGGTGCTGTAGGAGTCTTTCTATCGGACTTCCATATCAGTTTAGGCTGTTGGCCAAACTCTACGTCGTTATTTTTCCACTCTGCATAGTCGAATAAGCGTCCAGATAGTCCAGATCCTCCTTGCTCAGATTCCAGCTCTCCTTGTCTATGCTCAGCCACGCCAGGAAGTTCCGCTTGTCCTCCTCTATTGTTTGGTGCGGAGGACGCGCCTCCTCGTTGGCGCACCAATAATTGAGATAGAGTTGATTGAGAGTCTGCGGGAGACTCGTCAATGAGATTGTGTTCTTTGTTGTACTCATATTCTTGGATTGTTAAATCTGCATAGTTTCTAAATGTTTTCAACGGCTTGTCTTTAATCGACTGCAGATAGCCGAGAGACAAGTATCTTCCTTCTTCGGCAAAACGTGCCATCGCACGCATGAATGACGATTCGGGTTCTACCTCGTTGAAATATAGTTCTACTGAGTAGCCGGCACGTTTGAGAGGTAATACCATTTGTTCGATGATAGAAGCACCACCAATTTTAGGGATTACAATATTCTCTCCTCGTTCTACCGCTTTCCATAGAGCACGCTCCATTACTTTAGACGAAGCGTCTTGTACATAACCGGCTCCGTATCCGTCGTCGAATCCTTCTAGCCACGGCTTTACAATGTCGCTATCTATGATACGTGCCTTTTGTGTTCTGGAAAGCGGATTGGCAAAGACGCTACTCTTGCCGGCAGCCGGTCGTCCTATGATAATAAAGGCTTTCTTGTCGCGATTTACTTCTCCGCTAAAGTCTTCAACTCCATTTTTCTTGGAGATTTTTCCTTTATCGTTGAGTACTGCGCTACCATGCTCATTATCCAAAAGGCGGTCTGCAAGGTTGTTAGTTAACTGCTCGTCTATTACAAGCGGATCGCTACCATGAGACGCCAATCTCTGCTCGGCTTCTTTAACTTCCGGTAGGTTTTTAAGAATGTCAACAGGAATATCTACGCCATCCCACGCAGCACGTTGTACAAACGCCAATGATGGGTACGCATAACTTTTATTTTTCTCAACTGCAAGCTTTGAAAATACTTCTTTCGCATCCGGTGTGAGATACGTATTAAAATCGGAAGTGTTCACCACGACCGATAGACCATCGGCGGTGTATTGTTTCTCATTCGGTTGCAAAGATACAGAATTATTTTGATTTATCAAAATATTTTGCTCACTTTTTTCATTTTTTTGCTCATTTTCTGCATTTTTGGGCATTTCTGTAGCATTGCTAGAGCTTTGCTTTAGCAAAGGTGTAGCATTTCTACCCGTTTCGTCTTCCGTCTTTACGGATTTGTACTCTGCAAAAGGTTTGGTCTTGCGGTGGGATGAGTCAATCCATTTCTTAAACTCGTCCATCGTCACCTCGGTCACGGTGCCCATACCCTGCCAGCCTTCCTCGTAGTTGCTCAGATAGCCGTTCTGCGCGTCCTCCAACGAATCGAAGCCGAGCATTACCTTGTGCTCGTCGAACTCACCGGTATTTACATTGAGCTGATCCACAACAAACACTTTGTCGCTGAGCAGGTTCGGACCAATGAACACGTCTATATGGTCGCCGTCAACGCCCTCGGTGCGACGTATCTTGCCGTAGGTGTTGTTCATCTCCTGCTCCCACTTCTTGCCGTTAGCGTCCGTTCCGCGACGTATGCTACCTTTCGGGTTCTCAATGGTGATAGGTAATCCCCACAAGGTCACATGACCTTGTTTGTAGTTCTCCGCCTTCTTCTGTGCCTCCGTCGGGTTCGTGTCCGTCTCTGCCTCGGCTTGCGCTAAAGCATCATACAAGGCTTGCGTGGCTGCTTTCTCTGCAAGGTATTCATCGGAGCGGCGCATAAACTGCTCAATCGTGCCGGACTTACCCTCGGTGATAGGGTTAATATCAACCTTGATACCGTCTAACTCGATGTTCTCATCTGCAAACAGATTAAACAAAGCATCTTCACGTGCATCGCCTTTGAACTCTATAACTGCGTCCAGGTCGCTATCCTCGCGTGCATTGCCATTAACGCGAGAACCGATTACTTTTGTACCGACTATCTCAACGTCCTCGTAGCCGTTCTCGTCGAGAATATTACGTGCTACACGTCCGATATAGTCCTCTGCCTCTGCCACATTATAAGACATGCCCTGCAGCTGCTTTGAGTTTGGACGCTCCGGAACTATCTTATCCGGCTCTGTTACTTCTTCTGCTGGTTGTTCATTACCTGGTTGTGCGCTCTCAGGAGCATTGTTAGCTTCGCGGCCTGTAGTTTGTCGCTCTTGCTCATTTGGTTCTTTGCCATAGCGTTGTAGTGTTAAGTTCTTTAATTCAGCCGGAGTAAGCAGGTTGGAGAATATATCAACCTGTCCTCCTTGTACATTGTGTGCTTCATCGTTGTAAGACGTCAGTACGTCGCGGAAAGCATCTACGCCTCCCTCGCTCATCTCCTCTGCAAGTAGCAGTTGGTATGGCGAGTAACCTTCTGCAGCCGTATGTACTTGTCCGTCCTCAGCGATAACTGTCTGCGATACAAACGACCGGAATGGAACATCGGCATTGCGTACCTGATATAGTAAGCGAATAGCGTCGTTAATGTCGCTCTCTAAGGAATACTCACCAAGAGACTTGTTATCCAGGATCTGAGGTAGAGCACGCAAGATAGAGTTCTTTAGCGCTGCGTCGTCGCCCATGAGGCGTATAGTCTCGTTGTCGAATACCGTACCAAACAGGATGTTTGACAATCTCTCACGTCCTGTAGCTGACAATTTATTGCCGTCCAACATTTCAGCTTTCTCGCGTTGTGCGATAATGCCTGTATTGATTAGTTGATTGATAAGGTCAAACGGCGCTTTCTTGTCGCTAAAGAAAGCATCTATTGTATTGAAGCCGTCCACAGCTGCAAGGACCTCGCTTATAGCCTGCGGTGTCAGTTTACGCGCATAGCCGGCAGCCTTGCCGGTATTGCTTTGCGTTTGTGTCTCTTGCTCGTTGAAGATAGCCAGCGACTGAGTGGAGTATGGCAGTCGCTCGTCTAGTTGGAAAGCTACACGTGCATGTGGGATAGACTCTACCTGTTCCGGACTGAATCCGTACTGAGTTGCATTAGCAGCTAGCGACTTCATGTAGGCCGCATCGGTGTTGTTGATTGCAGCCAACTGACCGGCCATCATACGGCCGTTGCCGTCGTACACAAGTCCTTCATCGCTGATAACCGGCATGTTCTTAATAGCATTGCCGTTGAAGTTCTGTGCAACTGATTCGACTTTCTGTTGTTCCTCCGGATCGTTGGTGTAGTCTCTATCGTTGATAGATTGTCCGTCGGAAGTGACCGGATATCCCTCTGAGCGCTTGTATCCGTCTAGCGCGTTGTGGCTTGTTGTTAGTCCGTCCGGAGAAATAAGGATATAGTGTCCGGCCAACTCACGGCCGTCCGGTAAAGTGATTGTGCCGGCGTGGCCCTCAATCTTTGGCGCTGCGTTGAAACGCTCGGCCATAGTGGTGCCGGCTGCAACTCCTTCTTCAGTCTTGCTGCGTTCGGTGCGTGCCTGCATCAAAGCCTGGCGTTGCGCCTCGTCTGCAGCCTGTTCCTCGGCCGTCTTGATTTGATTAAGCGACAACTTAATGTTCTGCCAATAGTTCACGGCTGCATTGGCCGCGTCTTTCTCGGCTTTGAAAGCGGCGTCTTCCTCTAGTCGTTGTGCTATATTGAGACTATGCGACTGCTTCTTGGCTGCTGCACGTTGTACCTTTTCCGCCTCTTTGAGTGCATCGTCGGCGTATGCTTGTGCAGCGCCCTTGTTACCTTGGAACAGGTCGTATAGTATATTGGTGGCTTGTGCCTGGTCTATTTGTGACCATGCCGGATTACCAAACTCGTCCACCGGATAAGCCGGAGCTTGTTCTGTTGTGCCGGTCTGCGGTGTCTCTGCAGGTTGTTCCGGTTGTTCCTGTTGTTGGTTGGTAGGAGTAGCACCGGCGTCTTGCAGGTCTTCGTCTGTGAATATCTGCAACTCTCCGGTCTCGTCCGGAGCTATGGTCTGATAGACTCCGTCGCCTACTTGGCGCAAACGCAGTTCAGATCCGTCCGGGAAAGAGTAGGAGACAATGCCTTCTTCTGTTTCTCCCGGTGCTGCAGCAAGTGTTTCGGCGGCCTGCTCGTGCGGTATAACCATTTCTTGCGGGTTGCCCTGCTCGTCTATGGTCTCGACGTGTACGCCGTCATCGTCTATGTTGGTGATAGTGGAGCTATCCGGACTAACGAGTTGGTTGCCCTGTTTGAGATAGACCTTATCGCCTATCTGGAATAGTTCGTTGTTAGCCTGCTTAGCTAGCAGGTGGTCCGTAATAGCCTGCACATGTTCTTGTGCGTTCTCCGGAGCACCTAGTATAGATACTTCGTCTGCAGGTAGTTGTCGAACGGATCCGTCAACCATCTTAATTGTAACCAGGTCGCGGCCGGTGGCTTTTAGGTTTCCGTCCTCGTCTTGCTCTATATTGAGTTGACCGGACATAACATATCCGGCTACATCGTCGCGGCCTTTGATTCCTACGTTGTATATGTTTCCGTCCTCGTGCGCTATGCTCTGTACCTCTGCTTGTGCCTGAGCCTGTGCAGTAGCACGCATTTGTGCGGTTCTATCTGCCTGCGCTTGTGCTTCCTCGGCTTTTTCTTCCTGTTGAACTTGCTCTGCCTCTTTGGCTAACTGAGATTGATAAGTAGTATATACCTCGTTAAGAATTTCACGTTTGCGGTCGTCACTTAGATTTTTAGATTGAACTATGCTCTTAACAAAATCATGTGACGCCGTGGAGAAGTCTTCACTATCATTTGCTTGCAGCAGGTCCTCAAAGTACTTGCGCGCTTCTCCTTCACCAATAAGTTCGCGCATCCTGTTTGCCGCTTCTGCGTTCTGCAATCGCTCTAGTCCTCCTTGTGCTCCGTAACTTGCTAAGCCGAGACCGGCAAAAGCAAGAGAAGTAGGAGCAAGGCCAAGCCACAAGTCTATTTGAGAGTCTGCGTCAAGTCCTGCTTCTTTAGCAGAGTGTATATCCGTACTAGCTCCCCATTTAATAATGTTTCCGACATATTCTTCTGCAACTTCCTCCGGATAATTACGGAATTGCATCCTGTCTGCAACCTTACCAAATGGTGTCTTCTCCAGGTCGGCAAGCAAACGAACGACCTCACTCTTGCCAATCGACTTAGAGAACCACTCAGAGCCGCGTACAAGAGCCTTAATCGGATCTCCCGATGTAAGAATGACTTCTGACAGATTTTCTACGTAAGTATCGACGAGTGAGTTCCAAGCGGCACCAACTACTCCCTGCATGTTTTCCCGGCCACCATACATCAGGTGACCATTCTCGTCAAACTCCGGCTTTATATCACCGGTCATTCTGCTGATAGTTCCCTCAGTTATCTTTGGCAAACCGAAGCCTGCGGTCATAACACCGGCAGATGCAGCGTTACCAAGAAGCAAAGTACCGGCTTCTTTAAGAGCTGCTTTTGTGGTGAACTTCTTGCCGGCAGCCTGTACTGCTTTTCCGCCAAACTGCTCTATACCATAGCCAAGAATACCCTTTGCAATCTTATTCTTCGTCGCCTCTACAGGAGTGATGAGGAATTGTAGCATAAACGGAATACTTTCTGCAGTAGTCTGTCCGGCCTTGTAGCCACGAGACAACTTGTCCGAGTTATACGCACAAGAAGCCATATAGGTGACGGCTGCATCCATCAGTGCCTTTTCCTCCTTAGAAAGATTATTCTTGTCTTTCTCGTATTTCTCAACAATAGTCTTCAGGTTGTCACTCCGGATAAGTTGGGATATACCGAAATCCCATGTGTCAACATCGGTAATATTAGCACCAAATCCTTTAGCAAGGTCTTTCCAAAAACCTTTTCCACTCTTAGCTGCTCCTTCACTAATCTTCTGAGCGTCGTTCAAAAACTCTTGTGCCTGCTTCAGCAAAGCCAACTCTTTGTCTTTGCTATGGTCTATATTGCCTGCCATTTGAGCACCTATAGCACCATAAGCAGTTCCATTGCCACCACGACCGGTAAGCATCTTACGGCGTGCTGCCTCTAACTTCTCTACTTGCGGCTGAATCTGCTCGGATAGTGCTTTCGTACTACGGTTCACCTCGGCTTGCCCCAACTTGCGCAACTGCTGGTTGAGATAGTCCTTATTAGCGTCGGACATCTGACGCATGAGCGACTGTCGGATGATAGTAGCCTCGTTGGAGTACATCTCCTTGTAGTTGTCTTCCCACAACTTATCGGCGTACTGATGAACCTGCGGCACGTATTTCTCTTTCCACAGCGCGTTTGCCTTCTCCTGTATCTGCGGAGCGTACTTCTCTTTCCATACGGCATCGGCTTGCGCTTGTGCATCCTCTACGGACAGTTCACCTCTGTTCACACGGGCTTGCAACTGTTTGAACTCGGTATCGCTGAACTGCTTATTCAGTTGTGCCACCAAGTTCTTAACGCCCGGCTCTGCCTCAAACTGCTTTTGTAGTTGAGCCACATGACCGTCAACGTCCGCATCAAATTGCTGCTTTATGTTGGTGAGGATTTGATCCGTGTCTTTGTCGGCTTGCGCTTTGGCTTTTTGTCCTTCCGGAGTATTAGCAGTCCATGCGGCCATGGTGCGTTCATACACTTCTTTTGGAGTGTTTGCGGTGCCGGTAAGATAAGACGGCTTCTGACGTTCCAATTCATCAATAGCTGCTTTGTTGACGGTTGGGTATAGTTCGTACTTGCCTCCGTTCTCGGCGCGTTCAAAGTTAGAACGGAATCTTTCTTCTTGTAGTTTGTTTATCTCCGCCTGGCGCTGCACGTCCTCCGGTGATAATGGCAAAGTAGCTTCAGCTTCACGCTGCATAGCGTCTTCACGTTCTTTTACCTTTTGGTGGTAGTTGTATTGTCCTGAGTAGAGAGGATCTTGCATGCCACCAAAGGCGTTTGATACTCTGTCTTCAACTTCCGGATTATATCCCGTATCCGTCCCGTATGTGTCTCGTATGCCGGTCGTAGATGGTTGTGCCGGTTGCATAAGACGTTCCTTAAACTCCGGGTACGGGTGGAACTTCATACCATTGGCGGTGGCATGGTCATAAAAAGACTTCATTCCGTTCTCAGTAGATATCTGATTGCGGAACCATTCTTCACTTTGAGTCTTGGGGTCGAGAATACCTTTGGCACAGGCTTTCTCGTATATAGAAGTTATTTTGTCAGCCATGATTGTATGGTATTATTTTAGTCGTCGTATGTTTCATCGTCATTATTGACTCCTGGCCAAGTTGTTGCCGGTTGTGCCGGTTGTGTCACTCCTGGCCATGTGATAGACGGAGCAGCCTGCTGTTGTGCCGGTGTGGTGGTTTTATTGAACCAATCTTTAAGACGTTGCCACCATGAGCGCTTTTTCTCCGGTGTCGGTTCTTCTCCGGCTGCAGACGGATACTCGTTCATAGCCTTGATGATACGCTCTTTCTCCTCTTTGGTGCGGCTTCCGTCGTTTTGAATAATCTTGACGAACTCTCGGCGTATCTGCGGATCGTCGAACACTATACCGGAAGACAAAAGGTCTGCGCCGTCGTAAGTGTTCTTGCCGGAACCATTGTCACGTGGGAATATATTGTGCTTAGCTAGCACGTCTGCTATGTTCTTCTTACCGGCGTTGTCCAGGTTGTTGTATGCTGCAGACAAATAGCGTCCGATAGCGTCAAAGTCATTAGCCGGTATATGGAAGTCCTCGGAGTAGATGTTTCCGTTCTTGTCGCGCATCTGTATCAGTACGGTCTTGCTTGAACCACTACCTCCACCGGAACCGCTTCCGTTGCCGGACTCGCCGGTCTTTCCCCAGCGCAGTACGTTTGTGTTTTTCTTAACGCCTTCCGTCGTTTCCTTGCGTGAACCGCCCACATTGCCTGTGGTGGTGACTTTAGAGAAGTAAGGCTGCAGAACTTTGTTAACTTCGTGTGCATATCTAGCGCCGGCATCACGCACAAGTGCGGCGTTGTTCATGTCCTCGGCTTTCTGTTCCTGTATCAGTCGCTCGTTGTTAGCTAGCGCCTGTGCGCCGATTCTGTTAGGCTGACGTTGCCAAACATTGCCACCAAGCGCAGCGGTGAGTGTATCACCGACAACGGAGAACGCATTGTACCATGCGTTCTCTTTGCGTTTGAAGTCGTTCAGTCTGCGCTCAGCTTCCCGGCGGCGGCGTTCCTCTGCAGGATTATAGCCAATGACTTCGAATGGAGTGACTGCGCCGGTCTCCGGATTATATCCGTATGCTTTCTGCAGAGGTGCTATTACGCGACGCTCTACTTCTTGCATAGCTTCAGGGTCCGGAGCACCAAGGTACGTGGTACGTGTTTTTTGTTCAGGCGTTACCTCCAGGGTCTTGGTTTCCTTGTACGGATCCTCTGTTTGCTTTATATAACTACCATAACTTCCCATAATCGTATCTATTTAGACATTACTTAACTGCAAGTCCGGATTTTATCTTCTCCAACTCTTGCGAAATAGATGTGGGCGACGATTTAACCGATACACCGGTATTTGGAGTAGGTTTATTCAATACATCAACTGCTCTATCGTCTAAGAATCTTTGATATTCATCTTCCTTCGGCACTTCCGGCGCTGAGTATCCGTCCATGATAGCGCCAAGCGCTCCGGCTGCATTGCCGGCAAGCGCCGCATAAGTGGCGTTACGTTGCGCACGGCGCTCCTGGTCCTCTGCGTACTTGTTGCGTTCAACTGCGCGCAACTCTCTACGCAGTTGGTCGGAACGACCGGAAGCACGTGCGGCCATATCTCCCATCAGATTGGCACGGCTTTCCGCTATGCCTTTCTGTACGGCTGCAGAGAACTCCGGCGTAGCTCCTTTGATTACACTCATATTACGTGCAACCTCTGCCTGGCGCTGCGCCTCTCTGTCATACTGACCTAGTATGTGCTGGTTCTCACTACGAGAAAGAGGATTCTCATTTATCTGCGCATTTAGTTCGGCTCGTTGGGCCGCAGCATTGGCATCAGAAGCCTGCTGTATGCGTTTGTTATTGAGGATGCTCATCACGCCTGAAGCACCCTGACCTAGTAAACTGAATATTGCTCCAACCGGAAACATAGTGTGTATAGTATTGATTAAAAATAATTTACCGCCTGCAAAAGTACTGCTTTTACTTTCAATACTTTGTCGGAAATAACATTGATTTGATACAAAATCACATTATTTTAGGCTGATTAAGTGCAAACTGACATATATTTTCGGCAAATTATATACAAAATGGGCACGTCTCACGACGCACCCATTTGCTTAAAAAGATGTAAAAAATGGATTAAAAGATGAACTAGATCCCCACTTGCGTGGGTTTATTAGGACTGATTCAGACTAACACCAAATTACATGTTCTTAATTTTTATAGCAATAACAAAAACAATGACTGCTGTAATGATCCATAGTGCAATGTAATGTGCTTCCATAATATATCAAGTTTATGAGTGAATTACAGGCTCTTAATGATTTCTTCAAGTTGCTTATCTTTCTTCCGGTCCTCCTCAAGCGCTTCGTCTAAGCGCGCAATGATAGACTTCATAACGTCTTCGTCAACCTGGTGCAGTCTGTCGTGTGTGTACGGAAGCAACTCCTGTTTGGCTATACAGATAGCTTTAACCAGCGCGGCACATTGGTCGAACGAAATGGAGAGCGCATCGGACTCCTTGCTAAGCAGTTGGGATAACTCTATCTCAAACTCTGTGTCTTTGATACCACGGCACATTAACGAAACAATCAACATACCCAGCGATATATATGCCACCGATGTCAGGGCGCTCCCCCAATTGTGTATAACGATCTCGTAAATAAGGGAAGCGACTTGGAGTCCCATACATGAAACCCAAAACCACATCACAATCTTTTGGCGCTTCTTAACCTTTTCAAGCATTTCAATGTTTTCTTTCATAATATAATTTCTTTTTCAATTCCATAAAGTTTGAGTGCGTGCTGTAACTCATGCACATATTTTAATTCGATACCATAATACTCACAGTCTCCTTCCAAAATTCTTACGTTAGCTTGGCTGTCAAACATCACGTATAAAGTATTGGGGTACTTCCCGAAAATGTAACTTCTTTCTATTGATGTAGCATTCTTCTTCAATATCTCTGTAGTAAGTGGAATTGGAGTAATGTTCTCCAAAATGGCAGCCTTGTCATAATATCCTTGAAGAGTTACTCCTGCCTCTCCGATACTACGTATCTTTTCTGCCATTCCTTCACACATTACCAAATCTCCAATCATTAAATCTGTTGCTTTCATGATTCTTCTATTTGTTTGTCCGTTATTTTGCTAACTATCTCCTCCGCAATAGCACGGCAGTACAGGTACGCACCTTTCTCTTTGTCTTCCTTGTGCTCGTCTAGTATCTGCTGCAGTTGTGGCCGGATGTTGTCTTCCGCTTTGAATACGGCCGGTATTATACCCGCCGCCCAATGCTCAATCAGTTCTTCCCGGTTCATAGTCTTTTGAGTTCTTCAAATGCCTCAATCATATAAGTTCCAATGACATGACGTATTTCGTCCTTTCTGCGGATAAAAGCTATCCTTTGGGCGTCGTCCATAGACAGGTAAAACGCTTCTCTATAGCCAAACGCACACAAACTATCCGCTTTGGCGGCATTAAGCATCGCGCAGTCCGCTTGTACAGAACCGTTGTCGTATTGGTGCTCTATCTGGACATACACAATCTTATCCGAAAGCGGCGTTAGTACTTTCACTTCCCATGCGCCTAATGTCGGACCGTACACAAAGTCACCAACACTCAGGCTTGTTTTGTTCTTAATTACACTCATTTTGCTTTTGTTATTATTTGGTTGATTACACTTTCCGTCCTGGCGCACCACTCTATAAGATAGCTAGCGGTGCAGGTCAGATACTCCGGACACATTCCGCATGTCATTGCCGGTCTCCTTTATTGTTATTTCTACTTCTACGGGTTCGCCCTCCCACGTTACTTTTGCGGCGAGGTCTGCGGGGATGTTGGTATCACTTAATTCAAGGTAAGTTCCACCAACCCATTTCCTTATATCTCTTACGGGTTTTGACTCATGGATGAAACACTTTTCATCCTTATCTCTTACTAACCATGCTTTCATTGTTCACCTCCTTCGTTAATTATTATAATTCCACACTCATCATCGGTCATATGCTCAACTGCTTTACGCGATTCGGGTGTGACAAACTTATCATAACACTCTTGTAAAAAATTAGGTTTACTCATACATTACCTCCTTCCGGTATTGGCATCCAATGAGTAGGCGGCTCAATCTCAAACTCGCCAAAACTACTATCTGCGTACCATGTATGATGCTTATAGTAAGCACGGAACACAAAGTAGGCTACTTCTCTCCGAACAAGAACCCAATCGCTTGTTTTAGGCAATCTCTCCTCCACGGACACCCACGGGTTCTTTGCCTTGGCGAGTTCGGCTTTGAGTTGCCTTATAACCGCATTGTCATCCTCTATTTCAGCCTTCAAACGTGCAATCTCATCATCGAGGCTATGAGCACCTGCAATATACGCATCTACTATGCTATTTGGCTCGTTTTCAACTCCTATAGTAATTGAACCGAGTTTATCATAATACTCTTCTGCATTTTGTTTGATTTGTTCTTGTGTCATATGTCTATTCTTTTTCCGAGTTTAATGATAAACACATCTTTGTCTTCTGGTGCTCCCCATTCGGGTTTTCCTTTGCCTATCCCAAGCCCCTCGTATTCCAATAGCATCGTTACGGGCGAACCTTGACCGCGATGGAACCGAACGGCATCGTAGTATCTGCTCCCATAGTCACGCAGCAGGTGCTCAGGTTTGAACCATGGTTTTGTCTGAGCGTTGGCAAATATCGTTTCCCAATATTCCTTCACTCCGAGGCTACATCCGTACAAAAGCCTGTTGGCATAGTAAGGTCGGAAGTCTCTGTATTCTTCCGTTTTCTCACCGCTGGCTATCATGTCATACCATTGGTGTTTGAGAGAAAGGTCTAAAACTCTCATAAACAATCCTCCTTTTAGTTTATCGGGGTTTTATCGGGGTTTTATCGGGGTTTGTTATACGAAATCGACTCTAAGATGTATGTATCGGCTATCTTGTTTGTCTAGTTCACTAGCTCCTTTTATCGTCACCGGCTCATACCAGGTACCATCACCCATATCAACTATCAAACGCCTGTCGCCGTTCTTAGCAATCTCTTTCGCCAAAACGCCTATCATATCACTCGCTTTCATAGCTCTTTTACCTTTTCTAACTGTTTGATGACTTGATAGCACTCGTTTAGTATCTCCTTGGTGGTCCATTTCTTGCCACAAAGAATCGATTCTGGGAGTCTAATTCCATATATTTCTACCATTCCAATATAATCTCCAACATGAGCGTAATCCCAACCAATCCAACTACATTCTTCGCTATGTGCTCGTGAATACGACCAACTTAAATTGTCAGGACAAGAAAAAGTAAGACCAAAATGACATTCAATGCCGCTTATCTCGTTGAGAGATTTTCTGTAATATGGATGCATTGGCGGAATGGAAACATAAGCACAGGGATATAGTCCGTGGGACACTATCTCAATGTTGTAGTTGCCTTTCTTTCCAAAGTAGAGAACTTCGCTCTCAAACTTATCCTTGTAAACCATTTCTTTCATAACTCTTTCCTTTCCTTAATGAGCGTTCCTCCCTCAAATAGCCGGATTTGTTTTCCGGTATGCCGGCAATACTCGTTGAAAGCATCTATAGCAATCTCTTTGTTGTCAGTACCTAGATAGTGCTTCTCGCCGATATAGATATTATACCGGGGCGCTGCGCCTTTCTTCCCGGACGTAGTGTCCTCTTCCGGAGTCTTGCGCTCTACCCACATGACCACTAGCAGGATGATGAGGATAACGACGAACTCCATCCAACCGGCAATATGTTCGAATGTTATTGTTCCCATTGTTCAAAGTCCGGGTGCGGAGCCTCAGCAACGTAGTCCTTGCATGATACATAGAGCCTAGCGTCTTGCGCGACATCATCGGCATAAGCCTCCACAATCTTTTCGTACTTCCGCAAATCTATGCCCTCTATCTTGGCTCTTGCCTCCAACACGGACTTGTAGTCAGCCATGGCTGTCAGCTGCCGGTCGTATAGCGGACGTGGACAGGTCGGTTCGAATGTTAACTCGTCGGCATCCCACTTTTCAAGCATCTGGCTTAACTTGGCGTGCCGGATACTCAGTTGCAAGTACTCGGCTGCAAAACGGCGCCTATAGTCATTGCTGCACATGTCTGCAGCGGTAAAGAGTAAATCTTTCATACGGCTATTGTTTTTGTGGCTCAGCCTCAGCTGCAGCCTCAGCATCTGATTCTGATAATATTTCTTCTATCTGCTTTTGGTCGTCGTATATTTTATCAAGCGTTCTAACCGCATCGTCAAATTTCACAGCTATCTGAATGTAATCCCAATTCTTGCATGCCAGGATAAAGCACAACAGGGATATGATAAAATACCATAGCGCCGTTTGGTAGTCACCAATCCATGCGTGGTAGATATTCAGTACCATGCATGCAACCGCTACAAGACAATCAATGGCCAATAGCATCTTTTTCCAAATACGCATGGCTCTCATATTGGCATGAAACAAAGCTCTTTTCTCCAAAATATCCATGTTCTGTTAGTTTGTTAGGTAATACGACTGATCGTTCATAGTCGGACGGTACTCCAGGTGCTTATCACGGACAAGGTGCATTAGTATGCGTGTCAGTTCGTGGCTAGCTAGCCGTCCTGTAAGTGCCTCGGTAATCTCACGTAATAGTGCACACTCCGGAGACTTGCACTCAGCCTTGCGCCGGTTGATTATCTTCCGGACGGCCTCATATACTATCGTCTCCTTCTGTGTCATGGGTTAGTTCGTTAGGTGCTGCACATCTTATCGTTCGGTTGGCAAGGTCATACTCATGGAAGTTTGCACAATGTTGGCAGGCATAACTGAATACTCTCGCAGCCTTTCCTCTAGGGCATGGCGTAAAGCATTTGCCGTTATATACCAAAAATCCAACTATCATTGTGCGCTTCCGGTTATGTGAATAGTTCCGGAGAGAGCTCCCGTTGGATTATACTATCCACTTGCTTCTCCAGGTTCTTTGCGGCACGCATCACTTCAATGCGTTCCGGGTCGTCTTTGTTCATCGAGAAGAAGCGCTTTTGGTGGCTGCGCATTTCTTCAATCAGCCTCAGCAGGCTATAGTATCGTTCGTTCTTCATATCGCTATTGGTCGGTCGGAAAAATAGCCGACCACTACTTTGTGAACGTCCGGGAACACTTCCTTTACCGCACGTTCAAATGACGGGAAATAATATTTGTCTTTGGTAAAATATTCTGCCTGAACCTTATACTCGGTCATAAGTGTGAACACACCGGTTTCATGGTTTATGTAGAATGTCCGGTAATAGTCAAATGCTTTTCTCCACGGGATATCTACCTTTTCCAGGATCTCGACGAACTTATCCACACGGCGAACGGCCTCAGCAGTCAATCTGTTCGAACTGATATACTTTCGGTCTCGTGGTATAACCCTAAAGCCGGCAGTAGCTTCTTCTCGTCCTGTGAAGTCGCGGCCGTCCTTTTCATAGATCCAAGATGGCGCAAACTGACCTATCAGACATATAGCTTCTTCTGACGGCTCGGAAGCGCCTCTGTACATGAACTGCTTTACTATCCGGATAAACTTCTCATCGCTTATCCTGTCGTCGTAGTGCCGGATTTCTTTTTCTTCTTCTTTTTCTTTAGCTCCCTTATCTTCTATAAAATTCTTCTTCTTCTTCTCTATATAAGGATTGGTAGATTCTGCTACATCGTTAGATGTAGTAGATATCTTACCAATCTCTAGAGTATTGCTAGAGCATTGCTTTGGCTCTGCTACAGCATTGCTATCATTATTTGTAGCATTGCTACGATTCCTTATGTTCTCTGCCTTCTTTTTGCCACCTAACGAGCCGGCGGCGGCACGCCTCTTGTGCGACTCTATAAGGCCGTCCATCTGGTCGCTGAATGACCTACTATAAAAGTAGTCATCGTCTAATATAAACAGGTCGTAATTCTCAATTACTCGCTTTACCTTGTCTTCTGCCACGTGGAATGTGAAAGCCAGGTCTTCATAGTCGCGCTGATAGCGGAAGTCCTTAGCCGATCCCAAAAGCTCCAATAGCGACCAAAATATACCTATTCCCTCCATTCCTTCCTTGCGCAACAGGCGTGTTATCTTGCAGTCCTGCCTCGCATTGAGATAGTGTTTGAAGTAGGGGAATTGACGATTGACTGATTGTTCTTCCATTGTGAGTTGTTTATTTATAGTTCAGTAATGTATTTGGTGTCTGTGGGTACATACATCCAACGAGAGTACTTTACGTTCATCTTCCATTGTTCCACTCCATTACGTACCACTCTCTTGGTTGCATAGGGTTTGCCGGAACATGCGCTCAGACATATCACATCGCGGCCTATTGCCGGCATGCCGTCTTCTACGTTGATCCACGGAGTTACATTCGGATTGGCATCGCACCAGCGACCCATAGTGACGAGCGCTTCTACAAACGACATGCCGCCATAGCGGACACTACTCCGGTTAGCTATCTCGCGTGCTTTCTGCAGCAATATGAGTTCTCTAGTTTCCATGCCTTATTAATTATAACACTATTACTCCGGGAGCGACCTCCTTATCTAGCCAAAACCTAATCCATGAACGTACCATCTTTGCATTTCCTTTCATCATTATGCGGAGCGCTTTTATGCGTCCTGGTGCGTGCAGCCTGGAAAACTCTCTGTAGTGGCGTTTGTACTTAGACAAATAAACTGCCTTCTCTCTTTTTATACGGGTACGTAGTTTCATTCTGAGTTAGTCTTTATTACTTAGGCTCTGCAACGGCCCTGCGACAACGAATTAAGCCAAATCATCGCGGACCGGTGCAGGTTCTGCGGCCGACGCCTCAGCCGGAGCCAGGTTATTCTTTCTTTAGTACTTCTCCGAGATCTATCTCACCACCTTTGGCGGCTTCGATAGTGAACGAAAACGAGCCGTCTCTTATCTCTATAATTCCTTTTTTGCCTTGAACACTATCTACGATACTAGCCACCTGATACAGGGGTATAGACGGAGCGTGTTCAACACCTTCTTCGTGTGCAACATTACATGCTCTTGTCATCATATAACTTGCTTCGTAAGCAGTAGTTCCCTTCAGCACGTCTGCCACTATCTTGGCACGACGGATTAATTCCTCTTTATCCATTTAATCGTCTATTATTATTCGTTTCTTGAATAGTCTTTTGTATAGCCGGTACAGAAAGCCGTGTTGCACGTGATCACTATACAACCCCAGCACCAGCTTCTCCAACTTCTTCCGGTCCTTGTCTATCAGTTCAGCCGGCACATATCCTATCAGCTTGCAGTCAGCGAAAAACATGTCTTTCGGGTCGTCCTGCCATTCGACATTATATAGCACGTATGCAGGTGCCTTGGGTTCGTTGGCGATTATCTTGATAGCTACTATCTCATAGTCAGAAAAGCGATATGGTTTCCATCCATACGCTTTTGTCCTCTGCTTGTTGAGAAATGACATAGCATCCCCCCACGCATAACTACCGAAAAATATGATTCTTTTGAGACGCGGCATGTTCAGTTGATAGGCTCTATATTCACTTCCTCAGCCTCAGCAGTACCGGCCGGATTCTTCTTGGACGCTTCTATATCGCGTAACATTTTGTTTCTAATCTCGTCCGGAATGTCTTTTGACTTACAGAATCGATTAAATCCATCGGGGTCTTTAGCAATCTCTTCTTTGATTTGGCGTTCGGTAACTTCCATTATGGATTCACTCAAGTCCTTGAAAGCATGTAGCACCATAATTGGTCCTGTAGAACCTTTCTCGGTATTAAGATAGCTAACCACATCGTTCTTTAGTTCGATAATTCTAGTCGCAAGGTCGCAACCTCTCTTTAATGATTCAAATTCTTTCATTGTGTATTGGTCTTTATTGTTTGTTATCCTTTTGTTTGCAGCAACGCTGCTTGCGCTCCAGGCGCTCACGCATGTACGTACCCTCGGTCCACCGGTCACTATGCTCTTTGATCCATGCAAGCACCGATTCCTTTAGGTAGTACTCACGGTTCTCAATGCGGTAATCCCAATGTAGGCCCCGGTCTAAGAAGTCTTTCTTCAACGCCCGGCCATCCGGAACACCGACGAATCCCATCAGTTCGGCCTTGCCTATGCAAAAGGGCCGGTCTGATAGCGGCACTTGTATTGCTTTCGTGTAGTTAGCCATATCACTCTGTGCGCGTTATAATAGTCTGATGTGACGGCGTGATGTGTACACGCCAACTTCCGCATCCAAGCTTCTTTAGTTGTGCTGCGGTTGACTTAATCGTTGCGTACTTACAGATGCGCTCACTCAAACTGCGCTCCTCATTCAAGGCCATGCTCTTTAAGTACTTGCGTACTTGAAAGCTGACTATTTCAAACTGACTCATATCTGTGTTGTTTTTTCTATTTGATTGTCCTCGTAAATATCATTTCTCCAACCTGCAGACTGTCTATAGGACACTTATCCCATAGTTCCTGTAGTGTCTCTCCGCGTGCCAACTCGATATCACGATTGAGTTCGGCATAATACTTCATAAGCGCTAACATAGTTATAATTGTTTTTAGGTTTGCCCTGTGGTTGGTAACCTCCACCAACTTGGTGTGCTAGTTATTTTCGCAGCAGAATAAATCTGTCGTTGGTTTCTTATAGCACCAATTTTACGCTATACTTTCACAGGATATATTTGCACCCGGAGCAGGATTCGAACCTGCGTAAAGGATAAGCTTTCACCTTCTCCCCGACACTAACCGCTGTGTTATCCGAGTAAAAGGGAGTGCGGGCGACTCCCCCAACCACTGTTGTTCACAATTATTTGTATGACATACACAATCTTGAATTTTTGTTCAAAAGTGTGAAATTGCCCGCATGTAGCATTGCTATACCATTGCTATTACTTTGCTTTAGCATTGCTATTACTTTGCTTTAGCATTGCTTGTTCCTCGCCTAGCTCATCTGGTTCTTTATCCTTGAACAACTCTTCTTTTAGTATAGAATAGACCTTGTAGCCATGAACTAGTTTATTATTATTTAATGCGTATAGCATTTGTGGGTAGGTAACTCCTAGACGCTTAGCTGCCGCATTAATGCTTCCGTAATATTCTGTTCTTCCTTCAAACTCCGCAGCAATCATCTTCGCTCGTGGATGTACATTAGGAGTTGTGCCGGAATGAATAACCTGCGTGAACTTTTCTTTTCTCGTAGTCTTCTTTGTCTCGGCGGTCTTTTGCTCTAATATAATGTCCGTGTCGCTTTTTTGAGTGTGAACATCTGTATCTGTTGACCGGACGGATACACAACTGTCATACGCTGCGAGGAACGCAGGCAGTTCGGATACCGGGCGGGCAGACGAAATCATAAAATCGCGTATAAACCACCTCCTATGCGCACATGTGTCATTCATGTCGCTCATGTATTTAATCTCTTCCATCTTTTATATACTTATAGTTCAGTTTCATCATCGTTGTCCTGTTCCAGGAAGCGGTCCGGGTCTTCGCTCTCCCAAAAGCGCACGGCTGCGCGCACACACTTCCGGATGTATTTCACATCGTCGTCAAAGTCAAAGGCATCGCCGTAGTAATTCGCATACCAATCGTCGCTCTCCTCGTCGTACTCCCACTTGATACGGATGGTGTAATATTCCTCCTTCTCTTTGAGGAAGCCTCCGGCATACTCAGTAAATATGTATTTCTGTGTAAAAACAAGCTCACGCTCTGGATCCTCTGTGGCCACTTCTTCAAAAGGCCAAACGGAATCCGGAGTTGATACAATAGTAGAACACCTGTCGAGATAAACTTCATTGCTGCCTACCTTTTCAACAGCTTCGTTGATGTAGGCATTTAAGCGCGCGATGCGTTTGCGATAACCGTCTAGTGCGCGCTTTGAATCGTTGGAATTGAACTTCTGCGCCATAATAATTAATGTTTTTTATAAAAATATTTCAAAAAAATTTGGTAAATCCATTTTCTTTTAGTACCTTTGCGCCAAATTTCGTTTGCTATAGCATAGCTGCGAAATCCTATGAAACTTGCACTTAAATGGGCGAGTGTGTGGTAGCCGGTAGCTGTCTTTAAGTAGGTAGTGATAATAAATTTACCAAAATCCGCTGCAAAGATAGAATAAAAATTCCAATTATCCAAATTATTTGGAAAAAAAATGCCAAAATTGTGCATTTTTATTGCTGACGGCCTGAGAATCTACATGAAAATTAGGACTATGGAAGATAAATTGAGAATACGACTGCTTGAATTTATGGCGGCGAAAGGCCTCTCGGTTAATTCGTTGTCTAAGGTTATCGGCGTGCAGACTCGCACGCTTAATAACCAGGTCAAGACAAGCACATCTATCTCTGCAGGTACTCTGTTGAAAATATTATTCCACTATAAGGATCTGTCTGCAGAATGGTTGCTGCGTGGCGTCGGTTCTATGTATATAAAAGAGAGCGAACGAGACATCTACGAGACACTTACGGGACAGATACGAGACGATAACGTGGAGTTCCTCCGGGATATGATACGCCGGCAACAACGAGAGATAGACGGTCTGTACGACCGGATAGCCGAATTAAAGGGAGAACAAAAAGAGCCGAAGCGCGCATAATCAAACTGCATAAACTATGAAGTGTTTTGTTTGGATATTGTTCTTGGCACTAGTTATACTATACTACCATCTGATATACCTTCTTATTACAAAGAGAGAAAAGATACTAGAATACATGCGGACTAAGTTTGGCACCAAGTATGAACGACTTCCGGACTACTTGTATTTTGTATTGGTAGTAGTGGTGTTTGCTTTGCTGCTTTTGTCATTCAAATATATTGGAGACATTTACGAACTAGTTATTGCCTATGCTTAGTCGGATTAAATATCTTCAGAAGTCACGACGGATCACCAACGAAATGTTAGCTAAGGAGTCCGGACTAAGTGTGTGGTCCGTGTGCAAGCAGTTGCATGGTGTGTACAAACTTAACATTGACGTCGTGTTTGCATTGCTCCGGCTCTGTCCGGATGTCTCAGCCGATTGGCTTCTATTGGGCCGTGGGGATCTCGCGCACGCGGACGCGCGCGATATTATAAATAGGATAGATATATTAGAGAGTAGAATACTATCTACTGATAGTAATATATGTGGCGAAATTCAGCCTCAGCAAGCCGGGTCCAAGAGTGGGCCGCAGTAACGCAAAAATTGCAAAAAAATTGCAAATGACTTTGAAATACTTGTAAGTTGCTCATTATCTGCATACATTCAACTGACTCTTAATCAGTGGGTCGAGAGTTCGAGCCTCTCGGGGGACACTACTGAAAATCAATGAATTAAGCATACTTTGAGCAAACAAAGTGTGCTTTTTTTGTGTTTATTAGTGTTTTTGCGTAACATGCTGATTCACAGCATTTATACCGCAAAGTGCCCGCAAAGTGCCCGCAAATAAAAATTGCAAAAAAATTGCAAATTAATTGCAAATGACTAAAACCAAATAGAACTATGGCAAAAGTATCTCTTTATTTAGACACACGCCGGAAGACTCAGGACGGCTTCCCGCTTAAAGTCCGTATCACAAACAACCAATCGGTCGCTGCACGATCCGTTGGTATCTATCTCCGCGAGCGAGATTGGGATGAAGACTACCAGCGACTGCGCAAGACTGCACCATCAGCGCGCGACAATAAT